TTGCTGACATTGCTGTCATAAGCATTAAGGCGGTTTTCAATGGCTTTGTCAATTACACTGGTTGCATCATACAGGGCTTTGCCGTAAGCACGCTGTGCTACAGAGTTAATGAAGTTTCCCAACTTACTTGGGTCTTGCATCAGCTCAGCAGCGTCGTACTCGACTCCGTCAAGGAAGTTCTGCTTAGCTACATACTGCTTGAATACATCGCTGCTGCTCGCACCCTGTGTGCTTTGCACATTCTGTGCACTTTGTGTCCCTTGGGCACCCTGTTGTGCCGCTTGCTGACTTGTTTGAGTCGGCGGCACCTGCTTGAACGGATTAAGCTCTTCCGGCGCTTCAGGTTGACTTGACGTAAAGACTTGCTTGAGTCTGGCCAAAAACCCGGCATCATCGTTTACTTGTTCGTTTTCAGTTTCCATTTATTTTACTCCTTTATTCTAAATGTTTTGACTGTTTTGGTCAACAGGTATTTCCTGCTGCTGTTGCTGTTGTGCCATAGCCTGCTGAAGTAACTGGTAAGCTAAGTTCCTCTGCTGGATTGGCAGTGAGTCAATCGGTGACTCTTTCTTAAACATACTGAAGTCTATTTGGTGCCCTGTCAAGCTGCTCTGGTAATCGAACAACTTAGTTAAGTCGTATTCCTGGGCGACTTGCGGCAACTGGATTAACTTGTTAATGAATGTATCCATCTGCTGAGCTTTTATATCTCTATCCACTCCGGTCATAGCAGTGGTAATTGAGTACATAACACCGCGGCCGCTGAACTCGCCTACTGCGGTGGGAACATCATTGCCTTGGTCATCCTTAACTGGCAGGGTAGCTTCATGGTCGAAAATCGTCTGGATGTGAATTGACTTCAACGGTGTAATTAACATCGCCTGAATTTGCCGCGCCATTAGCTTCGTAGCCTTACCCGACGTCTCAAGTGCCTTTTTGGCCTGCCACTCAGTTGCTCTGTCAAGGCTGCTCATTAAGCTGGCTTGGTCAGTCGGCATAATAATCTGCATTATGTTCTTCATCTGGTTGATGTCACTTAGGATATGCTGTGTATCCGGTGCATCATTGAAGTGCATAATTGCAGAGCCAAGTGACTCATTTGGCTCAGACGACACCGGAATCCACGGGCACTCTTCATCAGCTTCCTTAGCTTTGGTGATTTCATTGAGCGATATGCGGTTGCGGTCGTAGAAATTGAGCCCGTAAACTTTCTTCCGGTCGCCTTTCTGCTTAGTGTTAATTAAGAAGTTTATGAAACATTGAACCGGAGTGAGATTTTCGGCCGGAGCAACTCCAGGGAATATCGGGGCCACAACTACGGGAATGACTCCATTGGAACTGACTTCTGCATTAACCAGCGTCTGTCCGATGTAAGTCAATTTAAGCAGCGTCTTAGTAAGCGGCTCGAGCCCGGGAAGTTCGAAGCCAAGTAACTCAGGGCAAACGCGCACATAGACAGTTGTCTTGTTAATGAAGTTCTCTCTTGTAATGTCGCTATCGCGTTCGGTGTCGTGCGGAAGAGGGTTGAAGTCAAGTATGTACTTGAAGTCCCTTGGGTTGTTCATTGAAAAAACGGCTCGATAGCCGGCTGTTCTACTGCACTCAAGTAACTCAGAAAGTTCCTTGTCCCCGACTTCGGGGTGCAAGGCTTGATTGAGAATGTCTGTTTTGGCGATGCTCTCAACATAGGCACAGAAGTCGCCACATTCACTGAAAGAGCGCATATCAGTCAATTTACTGAAGTACAGGCAGCCGGGGTTAATTAACTTTAGATTCACACCGAACGCCGGATTCTCCGTGATGCCCTCGACGTTGAACTGGTTAATTGAGTCCTTATCCCAACGAGCTTCCACAGCGGCAATGCCATAATGGAGTATGCACTTGAACGCCTGAAGTAACACGTTAAAATGGTCGAACCTCGTGAAGTCCTGACTCATACGCTCCGCCACCGCCGCAACATACTTCTGGTTATTTGGGTTGCCGAAAGCTGTGTAGCTGTCATTGGAACTAATGAGTAAATTGACTAGGTCTGAGGCAGCTTCATTAAGTTGGGTTGCAGCAAGTGGCAATTTAATCTCACTGCGGTTTTTCATCTTACTTAACGCATAACGCGTAATGCGGTTTACGAGCTCCTGAATGTTGCCGAGCCCTAAAGAGCCACTCCGAGTTACTCCATCATAGCGGTCAATTGAGCTGCTTCGGCCATACAAGTCAATTAACACCCTATCGCAAAGGTGCACCAAGTCGTTGGTCGAGTCGCTGCACATGCCGACAAAGTGGCTGCAGTAACTTCGCAACTCCCTTGACTCACTGTAAGCCTTAAAGTTTTCTACTGGTATAAACATATTAGGTACCTTTCTATTTATAAACTACTTGCTGCCGCGATTCGCTGTAACAACTCACTTGAGTATCCGGACTTACTTAACTTCCGATTTTTGGCCGTCTTGATTTTCTCGAGGTGCAACTCAAGCATCTGGCAGCCATAGGCCTCTACGTCGATTAAGTCGTCTGAATTGTCTTTGCACGTCGGGTCGAAGGCAAGTAACTGAGTAATGGTTAAATTATCATTATCACTTAAATGATATACACCTTGGTAAAGTAAGTCAACAAAAGATTTTATCCTAGATGCTTTGCTTTTCTTGAGCGTTTTTAGCGGGACATACTCAATTAAACCGCTGCTTCCATTCACTGAGTCCATGTACTCGAACATTGATTTCAAAGATGCTTGATACGCTTCGGCTTCGAAGCCCACAATTGAGACATTCCACTTACTGCACATATCCTGCATTGCGGCGTACAAAGCAACTGGTGATTCTCCATAGGCCACCCTTGAGTCGACTATCTGCCAATGAGGTGTTGGAGTTTCATAGTAGCAATGGACGGCCATTGTTTGTGCGTGTCCCCAGGCCGCTTGGCTGATTGCAGGGTCAATTGTGATGAATCCATATTCATGCTCACTTGACTCAGGGTCTACCTTAGGGCTTCGGGTGATTCGTTGCAAGTCAATTGACAGCGTATTTGCAGCCACGGGGTCATTGAGCATTTCGGCACACCACTGCCCAGCTAATCCCTTGCTGGCATACTCGTTGTATTCAGCTATGAGGTCAGCGAAGCTGTTAAGCTCTGGCCACAAAGGGGTGCCATCTTGCTTGAGTGCGCTCAACTTAATTGACGCCCATTTCGGGCTCGCGCAGTTCTCGTTGACGATGCTGTTTCTGTTGACGATGTTGCCCAACATAATTAACCGCCCCTGAGGGCTCAGCGCCTTAATGCAGTCAGAGAAGAACCAGCGCTTCAGCTTGTCGAAGAGGATTTCGGATTCATTCTCTTGGCGGTCTTCTAGGTCGTCAACTAACAGCACGTCAATTCGGCGGTTATTTACGTTGTAGCCTCGAATCTGGCTGTTTGCACCAAAGCTGCTCATATTGAATGTATGTCCATTAAGTTGGAATGAATATTCGCCGCGGTCAAGCTGCTCCTTAATGAACTTGGGCACTCCGAAGGCCGCCATCATAGATTCAGAGCAAATTAAGTTCCGAATGTCCATTAAGGCCTTTGTGGCAAGAGGGCTACTGTGGCTCAGATACCCAATGTTCATATCTGAGGCGGCACCGTGAATTAACCGGCTAACAGCTATCTTGGCAATTGTCGTCTTGGCGTGAGAGCGCGGACAAGCAACACAGACCCTCTTAATTGACTCATCAATAAAAAGCCGGAACATCTGCAAATGGAACTCCGGTGTGGGCAAGAGGTCATCACCTGCTTGAGCTCCCAAAGCAAATTGAATGTAGGCTGCTTCACTGCCAAGCAGCGTCTGCCGCAATTCTTGTGCATTAACTTCGTATAACATGTTCGCTCCCTGCTCACTGCGTTCGCATATTTGGTTCATTTAATATTCCGGCTATTCCACCAGCTACTTCACTAGCTGCTCTAGCCTCGTCTGGATTCATCTGGATTCTCCGGTGGCGCTTGATGGCAAGTCAATTAAGTCATCAACCTGCTTGAGCATCTCAATGCCAGCTGGGCTCGTTGCCTCGGCCTGCCGCACGGGTTCAAAGTAAGCTTCTATCTCAGAGCCGCCTCGAGCAAGTCGCTCCATGTCCTTAGCGGTGAATACGTCGAGGACTTTGCTGGAGGCACCTTGGGTGCTTGAGGTGCCCTGCACAGGTGCAGTTAATTGAGTTACTGATTCCGAAACTGGCCCCGCCGCGGGCCCCGCATTTACAAGTGCATTGACGACTTGTTGATTAAGCTGCAGCGTGATAGTCTTAGCTCCTTCGACCAGTTGCTGCATAGCCTGCTGCTTGCCTTTATGCGACCTAATTGCCTTGTTTGCAACGGCCGCAGCCTTGAGGGCGAAAACAGGGTCGGGACGTGAATTGAGTTCCCCAAGGACATTCTTCAAAGCCAGTACTTCCACTTCATCCCACTTACTTGAGGCGTCAGCCGAGTTCAGGCGCTCAGCCGCTTCCTGCTGGGCAATTAACTGTTTAAGCTCAGGAACTTCCAAGAGGTCAGCAAGCTGAGCAGGTTCGAGGTTCAGGAAGTCGGCCATCATTGCTGTGGGCATTCCAGAGTTAATTAACTGCACCAACTTACTTCGCGCCCCTGCATTAAGTGATTGCCATAGGCTTGCGCCGTTTGCAGAACTGTTGTTTATTTCATTGCCGTTTTCCATCTTCCTTACCTTCCTTAACTTCTATGACCTTGTGATTCGAGATAAACTTTGTAGCCTTGTAATTAACATCTTGGAGTAAAGCCCAGCCTCGGGGCGTTCTGTAGTATGGTTCCTTAATTAACTTCTCAAGTTCATGAAGCTTCTGCCAGATAAGCGGCCACCCTTGCTTAATTACCTGAAGCTCCTTGATGTTCCTACTGCGGCAGCACCAGCACCCAGGCTTAATTAACCCCGAAGTGTAAAGCCGCCCTATTGCCCAACCCTTCCTGCTTAACCACTCAACACAATAGGCCTTGCTGCGGCCTTCGGCGATGTTAGGGCTAATTAACTTGAAGTTTTTGAGCACGGGCACTGAGAGGCGGTTTAGGGTAAGCTCAGCTGACCTTTCTGACGTACAGCCGAAAATTAGCTGGAACTCCAGCTGCTTCTCAGCAACTTTCTTCAAGTACTGCTCTTTAAGGTACCTGTTGATGAGAAGCCACTTAATTGACTCACCCCATCTCAATTTGCCACCGCACCAGCCGCGGCCCCGCTGCAACCGCTGTACGAAGCCCTGCCATTGAAGATTCTTTGAAGCATCTAGGGGTCTGTAGAGCTTCTCGATTGACTTATGCAGCATCTCATACTCAAGGCGGCCTTGCAGCTCAGTAAACTTAATTAACTTCTCTCTGCAAATTGCCTTGAGTGCCTCGGCCGCCTGCTCCTGTTCTGGCCACTCGAAGCCCAAATTGACATAGACAAGTTCATCGCCTTGCTGCAGCTCACCACGCTCAAGTAACTTGCAGAAGGCCATTAGCGCCCCGGCACTCATTTTTGCCAGTAACACCTTAGTGGTTTTGCGGCTCGTAGCCTCGTCGCTTGATTCTTCATTGATTAAAGTCATTGCTTGATTCCTCCTATTTAGCTAGCTTACCAAATAATTCGGCAGATGTCAACATAGTAGCTGTGGCAAACTTATAGTCAATTAGCCATTAAAGTTGCTCTGGCATCTCTGGCAGCTTCTGGTAATTCGAGGCCGCTGGCAAGCAGCGGCTGACCAGCCGAAGTCAATTAGCTTCCCAGCCAGAAAGCCACCTCAGAGCATCTATGCTGCTTAAATGTTAATGATGCACCAACACAATTAACTACCAAGATTAGCCTAAGGTTCCTGCTTAGCCGGTTACTCGAGTTTCGCGGCAAGCCGCTCTGGCCACTGCAGAGTTAATTGACTTGTGAAGCTAATCAACATCACAAGAAACCAGCCTCGGAATATGTCAATTAGGTTACATCCGCTGGAATTTCAATTTTCTTGCGAATTTGCGAAGGGTACATTTATATACGCCGGAGCCCCTAGCTTGTCTTTGGGGTGCAATAGCCCCTTTTGCTGGTGGGTAAAAAATTTTTGGTATTCATTGATTTTTCGCTTGCAATTAAAATTGAACTCTGGTAGAATACCCTTATATAAGCAAGGTTACCTATATATTGTTCAACAGAATTTTTTGAGAGGCTACTAAAATGAATAGAATGATTAAAAGTAAAGCTACAACCGCAACCGCAACAAACACAATTGCTTCAGCGTTAATTAAAGCCGTGCAAGTCAACGGCTACGACTACGAACAGCAAAAAGTGTTACTTGATAAACTGGCAATTTGCACACAAGAGGCCGGCGACGGTTACGGCATCATATTTTACTTTACGGATTATTCCGCAATTGAGTGCAACGACTTAACAAAGTCATTTACCGAATTTTACGGCGCGCGGCGTGATTTTGCGGAGATTGCAATGCGGATACAGTATTTTAACGGCTGTGCCGCCGATTGCCCCGCTTATTTACGCAACGACCTTTTAACGTGGTTAAAGGAAAACGACGCTGAATAATTATCGCAAGGCTTGCCGGTAGCCTTTAATTAAACCGGCTTTATTCTATGCGCCTTAATCGGTGCGCCTCTAAAATTGAACCGGCGGTAAACGCCGCCTAACGTAAACTAACTTTTAATTAAAAGGAATTAAGAAAATGGAAAAAGAAGAAATTTTGAATGAATTAAATAGAATCAGTGCGGGTGATGCCGTACGTGTTGCCGTTGATGACAGTGGCAATTTAGTTGCCACTGTTGCCGGTGAATCAGCAAAAAGCGTATCTGTCCGTGTTATTGACGGTATTTCTAACCGTCAATTAAGTTGTCGTTTGATTAAGGATAAGCAGGGAAAATATGATGTGCTTTATACGAATATACCGGACGTAATGGAAGTTGCTGGACTTAATGACATTTGCCGTGAATTCGTTGAAAAGTATTTTTTAAGCAATTATATCCGCAAACTGCTTACGCTTCCAAATCTTAACAACATCGTGGATATTCTCACCCCGCAGAACGGCGGCAACGCCCAAGCTAACCCGCTTTCTAAGCCGTTCAACGCTCTGGTTAAAGCGCTGGTTGTTAGCCTTAAGGCTAATATGCCGGCAAAAGCAAGCTTGATTAATGAAAAGACGGTTAAGACTTTCTTAGCTGACTTGCAAGCCGCTAATCTTATCTTAGGCAACACCACCGTGAAGGGTAAATCGGTTACCGTTGCCGACTACATTAAAGCTTTGATTAAGTGGCATTGTGAGAAGCAGAGCCCTAACGCCGTCAATTTCGCACACGGGGTGACTTTCTCACTCGATGATTATATTAGCTATGCGGTTGCGCTTGCCGCTAAAGCCGTTGACCGCAAAGTCGAAACAAGCATTGACGAAGATGACTTAGATATCTAATTGCTTGCCGCAAAATGAGAGGGGCTTTAGTTGCCCCTCTTTTCTTGCTTTAAGTTACAACCTTTTCGTGCATTAACACAATTAAACCACATAACACAACCACATTAAGGACTCACTAAGATGACAAACTTCAATACATTTAATCAAAACGCAACCATTTACTACAATCTTAACATTTTCGCTAAACCTCAATTAAAACAGCTATCTCAATTTACACTCGCTGATTTTTCCACCCTTGCGGAATATGTTGCTACGAATTGTCATACAATCGAACTTGTTAACGCACCATCGGAAAAAACAGCCTTGCTTAACTTGCTTAACTTGCTTAATTCAATCGACGCAATCGACGCCGCCGACAAAATCCGCTCCGGCTATTCCGCCGTTTTGCAACACTTGCCCCGCTTAACTATCATCGACTACATTAAACTCTTATCGGATAGCGCAAGCGCTAGCGCCGTTTACGGCTGTAAATTGACCGAAAACCCACAAGAAGCGCTCGCTGTTTTATCGAACTTAATTGACAAGCTAACCACCGAAACGGCAAGCAAGAGCTTGCGAATCAAGCAGTTTGAAGCAGAGCGCCGCAAGCAGCAGCAAGCACGCGCCGAACGTAGAGCTAGCTTAGAAGAAAAGCAGTTAATTGAGCTCCGCAAACAGCGGGCTAAGCAAGTTCAAGCGCAAAAAACTAACTTGAAGATGTTCATTAAGGCGCTTTCGGTTAGCGCCGATGAAGCTACTTTTTCCCAGAAGGTGCTTAGGGTGGCCGAGTTAATTGACTCTGACTTAGATTTGTAAGCCTTCGGCCTTCGGCCTTTGGCCTAACTTGCTTAACAAGCACCTAATTAGCACTTACTTAACTACTTAACCTAAGTAACTTCCCTTAAAAATAGTACTCACTTTGGACAAAATTTTCTGTCTGGGTGAGTACATTTTTGTCTAAATTCAAACTTAATAAGGGCTGTAAAATCGGTAATTAAGTTAAAAGTTGCTCAATGCACTCGGAATCCGACTGCATTTACCAAAAAATAAGTTAATTACCGACTGGACGCACGTTATGACCTTTTCTACTAAGTGGTTTTTCAAGGTTAATTAACACTTTTTTCTTGACAGCCAGCCTCGCTTAGCTTCGCTGCGCTCAGCGACTCAATTAATTTCAATTCATCATAAAAGTTAATCGAGCCTATCGGCTTAACACAAGTGCTCTGCACATTAACATAAAGAGGATAATTAAATGCCCATTTCTATGAATGAGTTAATTAAACAACTCAATAAAGTAACACCGGCTAGCCAGCCGGCACAGGCCGGCCAAGCAACCCCAATGCCTGCAGCAACTTCGCTTTGCTCAGCAACACAAGCTAGTCAGCCAGCTAGCCAGCCAAGCAACACGGAAGCTCCGGCATCTTCGCTGCCTTCATTGCCACCAGCAACTCAATTACCTTCACCTTGTTCGTCATCTCAATTAGACACAAGCCAGCAAACCGCCGTGCGGAATATCTGTTCAAGCCAATTAAGCATCCTCACCGGAGCCGCAGGCACAGGCAAGACCTTTACCTTAAAAGCTGTTTTGCAGGAGCTCTTAACTAAGTTCGATGCGTCAAGCATCTTCCTCTGCGCTTTCACAGGCAAGGCGGTGCTTAACATCATCAAGTCAATTAAGTCAGACCCTGCCCTAGCACCCTTCATTCCCCAGTGCCTCACGTTGCACAAGTGGCTGCAATTTGTGCCGGAGTCAATTGAGATACCAGACCCAAGCAAGCCCTGCGGATACCGCCTAAGCCGGCGCTTTGTTCCGACCTTTAATTCAGCCAACAAGCGAATTGACACAAAGGTGTTAATTATCGATGAGGTGTCAATGGTATCTAACGAGCTAATGCTGCAGACCCTAGCTGCTTTAGACCTGCACAGCCTACATAAGTTAATTCTCGTTGGGGATATAAATCAACTTCAGCCAGTTATCGGCAAGACAAGCTTGGCTTACTTCGGGGCGCATTCTGGTTGCTCACTCAATTATCTTACCACTGTGCACCGGCAAGCTGATGGAAATGACATCGTCCAAGCAGCTCACCTCTTCAAGTCAGCCAACCTGCTTGCCCTGCAACAGGCCATCCAAGCAAAGCAGTTCAAGAACGTCAAGTTCATCAAGGCCGAAAACTACCTTGACCTCTACCGGATTATTGAGTTAATTAACGAGAAATACCACCTGCGCTTCAATGAACAAGAGGACTGCATTATCACCCCGACTAACATTGGAGCTACTGGACAAGAGGTTCTCAATCAGCGGCTCAACAAGTACCTCAACGTAACTAAGCAAGCGGTGCTTTGCGGCGTGACAATTAAGTTATTCGGCGTCGGTGATAACGTGATGTTCACGAAGAACAATTACGAAGACGGCTACATCAACGGGACAGTAGGCCGCATAATTGAGATGCAACTTAATTCAGACGTGGTGGCTGGCGCCACAAATGCAGCATCAACAGAAACATCAACAACAGCAGCGCCCTGCGCTCAGCTCAGCCCTGATGAACTCGATAACTTAATTGACCAGTCAGCCCAGCAATCAGCTCAGCAAAGTGATGGGCAGAGCCCATCAGATGATGAAGGCTTCTTCTCAAAGAAAGCAAGTCATACGCTGACCATAGAATTCATTGACATCTATGGCACTTTACGTCAAATCAGCTTGAGCACCATAGGCGAGATAAGTAACTTGCTCCTCGCCAACGCCATCACCTGCTACAAAGCGCAAGGCTCAACGTACAAGCGGTGCATCATCAATTTACTTGACTGGAAAAATGGCAACTCAATTAACAACGAGTACGCCTACACTGCCTTGACGCGGGCTTCTGATTTTGCTTGGGTAATCTACAACAAGAGTGGCTTAGCCAAGCTCAAAAACCGCCAGCTGGCAGGTTCTTCGGACAAGGAGAAAATTGAGAATCTTATCTCAAGTAACAGCGACAGCGAAACCGCCGCTTACATTGAGGACTTCCTAAGCAAGTGGCTTAGCGGCACGCCTGCGGCTTAGCCGAAACAACTACAGCTGCAACAATTGAAACCTAAATAACAGCAACTCAACTAACAACTTTATGCCGTAAGGCATAATGGAAGGACATTGAAATGAACAACACAATTAGCACTTCATGTGCTTCGCACACTCAAAAGGTAATCCACGTTGAAAGCGGAGCCGAACTTTTGAAGTTAATTAAGTCAGACTCTCAATTAGCACAGGCAGATGTAATCCGGCTAGTGGAGAAAGCCAACGGATTCTACGCCGCAATTCCACTAGCTGACTTACTTGAAGCCTCAACGGCAATTAAGTTGCAGCAAAGCCCCAAGAAGCTCTGTTTCACTGGAAGAGCCAAGTTAAGCTACACCTTCGAGGCCGCCCAGCTGAAGAACCTAAATCAGGTTCTCGAGTTCCTTAGCTACTCCCTGCAGGACATCACAATTAAAGCGATGAACAATCAAACCGCCGGAGCTTACGCAAACATAATTGTCCTCGGAGAACTCACTGTAGCCGGCGAGCATCAGAACTTTCCATTAACTTCAAGTGCCTTACGCCGCAAAGTTATAACAGAGCAGCTTGACTTTCTCCCTTTCGCTATGTTCAATGCAGCACAGCGCAACCCACTTGACGGCTCTTATCAGAACTTAATTAAGTGGAATTCGGGCATGAGCTTCGAGCAGCAAGCAGCGAGCCCGCTTGGGACTGTGGACTTAATTATGTTGGAATACAGCGAAACCACCTTGCGTTCTGTCTTGCGCCAAAGGCACTGGGAGGGCTTTGTCTTTTATGACTCAAGTAGCTCCTTCATCCCAAGCAAGCGCACGAGCCGGGTCGCCGCCCTGAAGTTCCCCGTGTTTATTCTGGCTCAAGTAACTTCATTCGCTTACAACTACACAACGAGGGGCCGAATCATAACTCAAGTAACTTGTTGTACTGCCGAAACCGTGCTACCAGATGGGACTACATTGCCTTCAAAGCGTGTAATCCTGGGCTCTGGAATCGACGACTTAATGCGCAGTAAGCTCGAGGCCGGCTTTCGGGTTGACCTCTTAATTAAGTGCGAACATGTTAATCGAGATGGCAACCTAATTAAGCCCGTAATTTCCAGCAAGACTTACATAGATGAAGCTAAGGCAAGTGGTTACGAATAGCGATGCTAGCGCATAGCAAGTAACTTCAACAACATAACACCAGTAACAATTCACTCAATTCACAAACGTGGCTTTAGTCACTAGCCTCACTGAAAGGACAATTAAGATGACAACAATAACAAGATATTCCAAGCCGGCTTCCAGAAGAAGCCGTCAAGCAACTTCCAAGTCAAGCAAGTTCACCCAGCGGAAAGCCACCCCAAGTATCCCAAATTCCGTCAGACTAGCCGAAGAAGTTAAAGCATACAGGAAAGCTAAGCTGGCCTTTCGCGTTTACGCTTCAATGGGCGATTTTTCCAAGGCACTCAAGGAACTTATGAAACTCAATGAAATCACTCGCTTCTCCGTGCACCCAGCTATCACAGGCAGCGGCCCAGAGGGTGCTTGCTTCAGTAAGTACCCCGGCAGATGGACTCAAGGAATGCTCAAGCTGATTCCAGCGAAAGAGTTAATTAATTTCCAACTTGAACACCGCTCTAAAATCTGCTTTGGAAACATCAAGATAATTGACTCTCACCTGAAACAGCGGCGCCACAAAATCGTTTACAACTTAATTGCCTCGGAGAAACTCAAGCTAACTCGAAGGGAGCTTAGCCACTACATTCACGAGTGCCTTGCACAGCAGCCCTATAGCTACCCCCTTTGTTTCTTCGCTGATTGGGAAATCAAAGTTAATTGGGTTGAACAGACCATTGAGGGCACAAGTGGCAAAGCCGAAGCCGCAGGCGAGGCCGCCCATGCCGATTAAGTTAAAAGAAGTTAAGCGACATATCAAGTTAATTGAGCGTCGCCAAGAGCAGCCCTTTAAGATAGTTATAACATTTAGCCGCAATGGACTTATAACGCGGCAGGAACTTCATTCAGTCAAAGATTTTGTTTACTTATACTTTGATTTGATGTATAATAACAACGGAATAATCAACCTTTACATAGAGGAAACAAACGGAAATGATTAGCTTAAACGAATTACTTAACACACTGCCAGCTGGCGGCCCTGCGGTGACTAGCGCATCATTAAATGCTGAAAGCAAAGCAGAAGAGCCGAAGGCTCCGAAGGAAGAAGTCAATTTATTGAATGCACCTATCAACGCAGTCCAATCAGCTCAAGTGTGGTCAACTGACCTCACGGCGCTGGCCAACTTTGAAGACTCAATTGACTATATGGACCGCATTGAGGCGATGCCGCCACTGGCTGACTTAATTGACCTATATTCCAAGGAAGCGGCCGACGCGGCCTTGCAACTTAACAGCGAGCAAAGCGAGCTCCTTACTTTAGTTCACAATGAGCTCAGTAAGATAGAAGAGTCAATCGACTTGAAGCAAATAGACACCTCAGTGAGTGCTATAATGGAGCGGCTTCAGGAGAATCCCGAGGTTCTGAACTGCGTCCAACCTAAGGATATGCGTATCTTAATTAACTCATTCGACCGCTTGTACGCCACGAAGTCGGCAGTTAGTTCAGCGCGCAAAGAAAAAGCGGCCGAAAAACGGAGCAACAAAGCCAAGCAACTTGCATTTTTGGAGGACTTAGACAATGAACTCGACATCTAAAATCGCACAAGGTGCACAGAGTGCACAACACAGTTCCAACATTAGCAACACACTCAAGCTAAGCGCGGTAGGAGAAAACAACCTAATGGACTACTGCGGCGCCACGCTGATTCCAGTAATTGAGCATCACATAGCAAGCAACCCCGGCGCCCAGCGCCTTTACGTCGAAGTTGCTTTAAGCCACTATTACGCTCTTAGCACCATTGACATGATAAAGCAATATATCAACAAACATTTAACCAGTTCAGTAAGTTGGCGAATCAAGGCCGTCGATTACCGCGAGGCCGCTTTTCTGCTCTCGCTGTTAATTATGCCGGTTGAAGTCAAGCAAGCTTCAAAGGAAGAAACTGATTCAATTAAAGCAAAGAGTCAATTAGTGGAATACAAGAAAGCAACTTCAGCTAGCGCTCACAGTAGCCGTAAGGCTACCTGTTGGAGATGGTGCAACAAGGTAATTAACATCAATGGCTCATTCGCCACATTGGAACACAAGCTTCTTATAGCAGTCAACGAGGCCGAAGCTGATGGCTTCGTGGCAATTAACTGTACCTGCTTAATTGACCCCGCAATTTGGCCCGAGGCTCCGGAGGCCCAGCCCAAGCTCGAGCGTCAATTTAGAACCGAACTTAATCGAGCCGTTAGAAAAACGCCTCTGAAGTATGCACGATTACAATTTGTTAAGGAGAATCACATAATCAAGTTCTCATTAACTCCAAGAGTTCGTTGGGTTAAGTGCTGCATTTGCGGCGAATTGAAACCTCAGGAAGAATTCGGGCCGGCTAAGACTATCTGTCTTAATTGTCTTGAAGTAATGGAGGCATCTGAATGAGCAACATAACAGATGAAAGCAACGAGGTGCAAAACAGCTCTCCAAGCTGCAAGACAATTTCAATTAGCTACAGCTCCCTCGGTAGCTTTGGAAATTGCCCGATGCGCTTTGTCCTAAGCAAGTGCAGTAACTTCGAAGTTCCGAGGCGCAGCTCGGCAGCTTCGTTAATTGGCACAGCTATCCACGAAGCCTTCCAGTTCTACCTCATCACAAGGAGCTTCGATGGAGCAGTCAAGGTGCTTATGTTGAAGTACCCAATTAAGTTGAAGAAAGCGATGCAGGGCAATTACCACTTCCTCACGGCCTACCGCATTTTGAGGGAGCTTGTTAATTGGTTCGAGCAGGGCACATACGACTTACTTTACATCAACGAGAAACCGGCCATTGAGTTCAAGGTTGATACAACGTACTTAATTGAACACACAGATAAGTTGCGAGGCAACAGAGAAGTTGAGTTGGATGAAGTCAATTATATCGGCTTCATTGATGCCATCTTCATTGACCGCTCAACCGGTGAAATCGTCGTCTGTGACATTAAGACCTCGTCAACTACCAGCTCTGAGGAAGAGGAGATAAGTAAGTATGCCCTAAGCCCGCAAACTGTTGAATACGTAACTAACATATTGAACTTACTTGGGTTCGACCAGCAAGAAGCGGCCTCGCTTATCTCATCAATCAAAGTCCTTTACTTAATCTGCCGGTTCAAAGGAACAGAATATGCAATTAATCCGCTGTTCCTAAGTAAGACCCCAGAGTGCGTTGACAACCTGATGAACGGGCTGCGGCAAGTTGTAAGGTTAATTGAGTCGAATGGCCTAAGCACAGCAAACTACTACAAAAGCGGCAATTGTGTTACCTATGGAAACCGCTGCCCGTTTTTTGAGTGGTGTCAATCAGGTGCTGTATGTCAATTAACTCTTCAACAGGCCGAAGACCCAAGGAGAGCATATAGCACTAAGAAGATAATTAAAGTGCTTGAAGTTTAACAACAAAGTGGCACTTAAGTGCCTTGGATTAATTTAACGAACGAAGTGAGTTAAAATGAAATTGAGTGAATATCTTAATAAAAAACCAGTCGTAAAAGTCCTTTGCTTTGGCGAGGGCAAGACCGGCAAGACAACCTTTGTTACTGATGTCTTCAACTTAATTGACAAAGGTTACCATATCATCTACATTGACTGCGACAAGTCAATGAACATCATCTTCAACCAAGCGGCCAAGTTCAAGCATCTTGATAAAGTCGACTACTTTCAGCTTCGCGACGAGCAGCACATCACAATCTTGCCATTCGTCAATGCACTGATAAGCAAGTGCGACTTCTACTACAACGAACATACTGGAGAAGTGGTCAACGATGCAAGGTTGCTTAAGAACAGGAGTCAATTTACTTGCATTCACGCAAGCCGCATTGATGAACATACAATCATAATCCTCGACTCGCTTACAGCTTTTGCGGAAAGTATGTTCAATAAGTTAAGGGAGAAACAGCTGTATGTAATGGGTAGCTTTGATAAGGATAAGCTCTACAACGGTCAAGTACAGCAGTACTACGGAGTGCTCTCAACGGAGTTCTTTGAGTTCCTTGACAGGCTAAGCAACTTAGCGGCCTCGGTATTCGTGATTTCACATACCAAGACAGTCGAGAGGAAGAATAAGGCCGGTGAGGTAATTGAGCGAAAAATTTACCCACTGTCAACTACCATTAATGCATCAGAGGCGCTAAGTAAGTACTTCGACGAATGCTTGTACTTCTACTCAAGGGCCGGCAAGTATTATGTTTCAGCTCAAGCAACTTCAGAAGTTTGCGGCATCGGAGGGCGGCAGCTTGAGCCCAAAATTTACCAGTCGAGTGAATTAACTCCCAGTGTAATCCTCCAGAAGTACAACCACCGATTAGATGAAGCGCCGATTCACGACATCAAGTTAATTGAGTCTGAAACTCCGGAGCCGGCTTCGAACTCCGTGATTGCATTAACTTCAAACAAGCTAACCATCTAACCCCTTCTTGATTGAGATGCGATTCAGCATCTCAATCAAATATGCACTACATTAAGTGCACCTCAATAAATTAACATTAACCTATAAGTAAAGAAAGGAATTTACTATGAGCAATGAAATCAATTTCTTGGACGTCAACTCTAATGAAGTTAAGGAAGTATCCACTAACTTTGTGTGGCCGAAAGGCACTTATGCACTTAAATTGGAAGAAGTTAAGCAGGTTGACAACGAAACCAGCAGCCGAATTGTCTTTTTCTTCGTAATTGAGGACGCCGCAGATGTTAGCAGCTCAATGGACATCTCCAAGATAATTGGCAAGAAAATGGTCTATAGCATGCCTATCTTCAACCAGACTCCTGAAGATATTGCCGAAAGTTTGGGTAAAGTAAAATATGCTATCCTGAACTCTGGGGCCAACAAAGACACTCAAGGAACTTTGATGGACTTAATTAACTCGGCAATCGGCCAGGTTACTTGGCACAAGGTTTTCGAGCAGAATGGTAAAGATGGCGTAACCAGAAACCAGATTGACTGGACCGAGTTCAAACCGAAAGCTTAACATCTACAAAAGCCTTTGAGCACTTCAAAACAAATAAGGTGGGTGGGCTTCGGCTCACCCACTCAATTAACTTATCTAGTTTCAACCTCGTAAATCGGGTATAATAAGATGATTATCTTAAACATTAACTCTCATGATTCAGCCAACCGCATGCTTGGGCAGATGTTAATTAACTCAGCCGCGAAATTCGGCCTACCTAAGCCAGCGGTCAAAATCCTAACTGGTGCTAATCAGGTTACCAAGTTCATTAACAAGGAGGCACTTTTAGGCCTCAAGGAAACCATCTTCATAACAGATGATATTAAGTATGCTAGCAACCACAAGAAGCCACACTTCTGCCAAGGGGAAGTTACTTCACTCGAGGCCGAAAATAGCTTCGTTATCTACTTGAGTTGCAAAGAGATAAGTAGCTTCTTCAACCCAGCTAGCCGCATTCATTATGAGCACATCTGTGAAAAGGCTGTGTTACTTAACTACCACTTATTGCCGAAATTTAATTTCACATATAAGCCAATTTACAGCACGGCCGAATTTCGGCTCTTCGTTGAGTGGCTTACAAATAGTTCAGCAAACTGTATGTGGCTAATTGGATGCGACATTGAAACCAGCAACTCACTTATCACCTGCATCTCATACACCATCATCAATTTAACAAAGCCGCAGGCCCCACTAAGTTTCTGCGTGGACTTAATTGAGTATGCCTCAGGAAACCGCCTCGGTGAATCCAACATTCAGGTGTACCTTGAGAAACTCGTCTTAATTAAAAAGTTGCACAGCAACACCGCCATTAGGTTTGTTTTCCACAACGGAACCTATGACAATTCGTACTTAATTAAGTATAGCTGCCCAGCTTGGGCTTATAGGTGGGACACTCAGTATCTCTTCTACTCAATGCACTCCCTGAGTCGCAAAGCTCTGTGGCACGTAAGCAGCTCGGTCAACCCAATGTACAAGTATTGGAAAGAGGAGATTAGAGGCGGTGAAGAAGATGACCTTGATGTTAAGGAAAGCGGAATGCCGCATACAGTTGATGGATACAAGCGCTACTTGCGTTACTGCGCCCTCGATTCATTCCAGACGCTAACTAACTTGTTTTATATGTTGCAGTTAATTAACTTCCACTACAAGTGGGCACCCCGCAACTACGGCCAGATTCAGCGCTTGAACTTAATCTATATGGAAATGCAATTCCACTCATTTCCTGTTGACCGCGAGCACTTAACCCAGATTATTCAGGGGAAGTCAATTAAGTCCAACAAGGTAAAAGCACTCTTCGAGTATATCTTCGCTGACGCCCTGCCTAACTTCAACATCAACAGCGTGGTAAGTAAGCGGAAAATCTTTTACGACTTACTTAAAGCCGACCCCGTCGGAGGGGCTCTGAGCACGGACGCCGACACATTAAGTCAGCTGGCTAAACAGCACCCGTTAATTGAGTGGTTCGCAAACAAGCTCAAGGAATACCAAGAGAATAATAAGTTTGTAAGTGACTTTGGGAAGCTACTTAACACCAGCTCAATCAGCTGCAAGCTTAACGCCACCGGCACAATTACCTCGAGAGCCAACGCCAAGGCAACGGACTTCAACAAAGGTCGCAATTTACAGAACATCACGGCCGAAATTCGAGAAGCTTTTGTTGCGCCGCAAGGCTACTTAATTGCCGACATCGATTACAGTCAAGCAGATACCTATTTTGTGGCCGCTTCAACGGACGAGAAGATGTTTCAGGTAGTTACTGATGACAGAGATACGCACGCTGTTCACGCAAGTCAGGTATTCGGAATCCCTTACGAAGAGGTGCTGGCGCACAAAGGAGATAAGCATAGCGCAAGGAAACTCGTGAAGCCAATTAGCCACGGCGGCAACTACTTCATGACAGCGAGAACGATGTATGCAAGGCTATTAACTGAAATCGGCACAACGGGACTTCAGCAGATGGCCGAGCGGCTCGGTCTGCCCAAACCCAAATTAACAAAGGACTTCATTAAGTTATGCGAAATTGCGCTTCACAGATACAGGGCGCAGTATCCGAAGTTACTTCACTGGCACTACACCCTCTACGGCGAGCAGACGGCGAACCAAGGACTCATCTCAACAGCCTTCGGATTCACCACGTGGTTCCCAATTAAGATGGATAAAGAGAAAGTCGATGGAGTCTTACGGCAAATTGCCGCTTACAAAGGGCAGGGTGGAACGGCTGGCTTAATGAACCGCTTCTTAGTCAACACTTACTTCGAGGGCCGCTCTCAGGAATTTGACTCAATGGAGTATCCTGAATATGGGAAGTTAATGAAAGAAGCTCTGAATGCCAGCGACTTCATACCTGTAGTTCAGGTGCATGACTCCATTGTCTTCTTTATCCGCGAAACACGGCTTCAACTCCTTGACGCAATTATGAAGCAGATGATGGCACCAATTAACTACAACGGCCACAAGTTCCACGTACCGGTGGAATGTGAAGTAGGCCGCTTTTGGTCGAAGCGGTTAATGAGCTCGTACAAGTTAGGCGACTTCGAAAATTTCGACCTGAATAAATTACACACTCTAGAAGAAAGGATTTTATAAAATGACAAATGTATTACAAGAAAGATTAGATGATTGTATCAGCACATTACTCAAGTACCCAAATTTATTCGGGGCGGAAATTAACTCATTGAAGTTAATTAACCAGTATGGCAAAAAGCCAGTCTGGCAAACCAGGGCTATTAGCGGTGCTATGTTTAATGCAGTCGAATTAACTTTCGGAATACCAACAACTTACTATGAAGTAAAGCGAATATTCACAGAAAATGAAGTTCCAAACTTACTTGACTGCTACAAACTTCAGCTAGAGTGGATGGAAAAATTCGGCCCGGTTAAAGAAGTTTACCGCTTTGCCAGTGCCGACGATATGTTCAAAATGTGCCAGTACATTAGCCAACGAGGCTTACGTGGCAGCATAAGTTACTGCTCAGGGGAAGATAATCAAACACCGGCAGTCATCTTAATGGACTTTTATTCTAATGTGGGCGAAACAAGGGCAATTAACAGAACCACCATACTTTGCCCCGATTGGGTAATGGAGCGTGAATATTTGGACGAGGCAATTAGCGAACTTTTAGAAAAGCGCCCTGACTTGACAAATTAAAGAAAATGAATTATTATGTAAGGGTACCACCAAGCCGGTACATTTGTTTTAACTCAATTAACATAAGAAAGGAAATTAAGATGGCAGAAGTAATTAAGACTGCGGCTCCGATGTGGGCAGATGACTATGATAGCCTAGTTGAATTGCTTGAGTCTATCGGCGACGGGACTTATGATAGTCAGACTATTGCTCCTGAGTTGTGCCAGATTCCGCCGCACGTAGCTAAGCTGCTGGCTGCTGAGTTGGTAGCGCTTAAACCGGCAGCTGCTTAACTCTTAAAGTTAATGTACGGTAAAGTGCGAGGGCGGCCTTCGAGGTTCGCCCTCCATTAAGAAAGGAATATCATTAAGATGCGCATACATAACAAGTTAATTAAGCGCTTCATTGAACTAAATCAACATACAGAAGCTCCTGAGCTTTTCCTTGTATGGAGCTTACTTGGAATAGCATCTGCTTGTGCCGCTCGGGAAGTATCCTTTCAATTAGGTGATACTACAATTTGGCCCAATCAGATGATACTCTTAGTTGGCAACGCAGGAGTCAGGAAGTCAACGGTGATAAATACGATAAAACCGCTAATTCCCAGCTATGTTACTTTAGCCCCTAATGAACTTGAGGCCGGAAGTAACGGCTTGGTTCAATTTATGGCCGGCATCACCAATGTTCAGCAGAAGCGCCTCGAAAAGAAGTTACTTAAGTATGAGCACATAGTACCAGAAGATGAAATAAGCGACCTGTTAAATTCAGACACAAGTAACATAGAATGTAAAGTAAGAAGCAAGAATTTCAGCACTCCATTAATCTTAAATAGTGAATTTAGTACCTTTGCAGGAACCGGCTCGTTTAAGTTATTCACAACACTGAGCCACTTGTGGGACGGCTCAGATTATAATAGGCAAGGAATAGAAATTAAAGAACCTTTAATTAACATCTTATCAGCCATAACTCCAGCAACTCTGGCCAAAATTTTGCCACCCGAGCAAATGGAGCAGGGCTTCGTAAGTAGGTGCATATTTGTATATGGCTCTAAGGAAAAGCAGATTCCGCGCCCGAGATTTTTCACGCCCGATAAAATGCCAGAGTTAATTGACGCCTTCAAGAACATTGAGTTTGTATACCACAACACGACATTTGATGAAACACCAGAAGCAGCAGAATTTTTAGATAACCTCTATATGTTAAATAAGCAAGTCAAAGATTTTCGCTTCACGTATTACAACGCGCGGCGACATATACACTTAATTAAGACGGCAATGTCAATCGCCATCTTATCAAACAGCACTACATTAACAAAAGAAATCTATGAAGATGCCGATGAGATTCTGAGCACAACGGAGGCGCTAATGCCAGAAGCACTTGGTGAATATGGATTGAGTAAATTGAGCGAGGCTAAGCAGAAGCTGCTTGATTACATCAGGCAGTCAGAGGCCCCAATTACCTATACAGAACTTAGCCGCCTCGCCGCTAAGGATATGAGGGACGCTGACTTCAGTGCCATTTTGCAAGGCTTTGTCAATGAGAAGAAAGTGTTTACTTGGGTTGGTGCCAACAATGTGCGCTTCTACTCGACGGCCAAATCTTCGATGAATCTTCAATGAACTTAGGAAAGGCAATTAACTATGGGAATAGATAAGCGACGCTTGGTTATAAGCGCCATAACTAAACGAATCCAGACGTACTGGCCGGAGCTCAAAATTTCGCGGAACACAATTTACTTGTACTACCTAATTGAGGGCTGGTCAGACATACTGTACACAGATACCACTGGAAACCAGACAATTGGGTTGGGACATAAATTAACAGCCGAGGACAAATTGCGCCTTGAGAAAGGCCTGCAACTCGGCCGTGAGCAACTTGTCTGCTGGGCCGCTAATGATATTGTGAAGTCAATTAACTTGGCAGAAACACAGCCCGAGTACAAGAGCAAGGTCATCAGGCCAGTCTTCGGCTACTTGATATTCAACTTAGGGCACTATGGATTTTCGAAGTTCGTTAACTTCCGAGCTGCGGCCCTCAAGTTTCAGGAAATGATGACAGATGTTAATGCACTTAAAATGCTCAATGAACTCGCAGACTCAAAGTGGGCCACGCAAGTTCCTCGGGCTTTGCGCATCATCTCGAATTATGTGCTAAGGGGTGAGGTAACAGCTAATTATCTTGACGAAGCAGATTACCACTTCAAAGGTGAGAAGATTCACCCGAATCTCCGAGAGGCCGCTTTTCGAGAACCAAGTTACTTTAACCTACCCGCTCAACAGGAAGTTAAGTGAGCAAAAAGAAAGGGTGGAATCAATTAAGATTCCACCCTATTTTTGTGTGCACAGAGTGCACTTTATTTGCGACCGTAGGTCGCTTAGTCTTCTAGTGGCTCGAACAAGTCCCTGTACGCTTCATAGGAAGAGGCGCTCATTAACTTCTGCAAGTCATTGAAGGCCTCGACGCTCTGTTGCGACCCAAGTAACTCAATCTGCCGGTCAACCTTAGTCATCGTAGCAGCATTGTACTGCGCCTGCGCCCAAGGTATGAAGGCGTCAATTGAGCCGCCAGACTTAATGTAGCCCTCGAATGCTTGAGTGATTAAGTCGGTATCAATCTGCACGTTACCTGACCGCAAGAACCTAAAGCCGGCCTTAAACGCCTTTCGAAGGTCATTAAGTTTCTCCTGGTTAATTGCGTCCCTAGCCCGCATTCGGGATTCGAGGCGCCAATTTTCTGCTTGCTCAATTGAGTTGAAACCAAGTGCAGTAACTAGGCTGTTAATCCGCTGGATATTACCATTACGGTCAACTGAGTAAGTAAACTCATTCCCGTTCTCATCATACATCTGGTTGCCCAATTTAGCAAAAGCTCTAATTGACGACACCGGCGAATACTGGCTAATTAACTCTTGAAGCCGATGAGCGCTCAGGCCAACTTCGCTCTTCATTGCCCCATACATATCCTTAACCAAATTAACAGAATCGTCCAGCATTGACATAACAGGGCTAATGTCTTGCAATGTGAACGAACCGTTAATTGGCAAGAAGCCTCCAGTAACAGGGTCGATATCACCGCGGGTACTTAGGTCAGTATCGACAAGTGAGCCTAGGGTGTACATTGCGGCCCGAGCAGCGGAGTCGCTTCCCAAGGCATTTCTCAAGTAACTATAAGTATCCTCTTCGCCCTCCACGGGGAAAATTACATTCTGCATTACTTGACTAAACGGAAGTGAATTGAGCCCGAAAGTCAAGTACTGCGTCAAAAATGCTTTCAGCACTGAGGCGTTTCCCAGAGAGTAGGCGTCAAGTAACTGTTGCATTACATTGAGCTTATAGGTCTTAAAGGTTCCAAGCAGCGCAGGAACAGCACCTCTGTATACATTGGGTTTATTCAGCACGCTGTAATTACCAACAACGTTATCAGAGAACTGCTTAGCAAAGATGAACCTCATTTGCTGAGTCTTCAAGCCAGCGCGTCCAGCAAGTTCGTAGCCCATCAGGAAGCTGAAAGACCTACTTAACTCTTCCGTCTGGTCGGCGGCCGCTGTAGCACCCTTGTTAATTAACTTCAAAGCCTGCTTGAACAGCCCAGAATCAGAGGCTACTTTAGTCGGCTCGAATACAATGTCGCGAAGCATATTAGCATCTCGGCTAACATACCCTTGCTTCTCGGCCAGCTGAAGAATCGCCTTGCCTTTCTTTGTAAACTGTTTCTTCATTGACTCGAAAAAAGCACCAAGCCAATCAACAGTGCCCCAACGCTGAGTCATATCAACTTCGCGCCCGTAGAAGCCGACTCTAGCAGCATAGCTAGAGGCGTCTTCCCACTTAGTCGGGTTAAGCGACATGGTAGCAAAGTGGCTCATCGGTATAACACCAAGTACATTAAGTACCGCCTGACTCATGCGCCCAAAGCGAAGCAAGCTCCAGTTCACAAGTTGCTGAAGTTTATGCGTTACTCCAAGCGCATTGGCTTTTGGCAGCTTCCCAATTACATTGCTCATCAGCTTCTGCTCGTCGGCAATTTTCAAGTCCTTGGCAATTTGGTCATTCAACTTACTTGAGTGCAAATCGCACATTGAACTATAAAAGCTGTCGACTACTTCGTTGAACTTCTGCACTGTCGGCGAGGTATTTACGGAGCGGCCGTTCAGTAAGTTAATGTACTCGTGAATCGCCGTCCGAACCTCAGGAGAGGTGCCAGCATTCTCACCAAGCATCTTGGCGTACTGTGCTTCTCGGTTGAAGAACGCCCCTTGGTACATCTTGCCCAAACCTTGGCCGCGCTTAATTAAGTCATTGTACAAAGTCGAGGCAATGTCCGGGTCGTATTCAAAGGCCAAGCCAATTGACGTCCTGTCCAAGCGCCCGCTGTTATACTTCAACTTGCTGTACTCACCAGAGGCATTAACCCAACCGAGCCACTCTTCATCGGGGTCAATTAAGTGGTCGCGCTGAACGTCGGCCCGAGATTTCACCTGTAGCTTAGAACCCTTGCCGGCCCACATAGGTGAGTACTGATTGAGAAGTTCAAGTTCCTTAGCTGTGGCCGCTTTCAGCTCCTTGGCCGAATTTGCGGTTACGGTGCTAATTAACTGGTCACCATCATAGATGAAATTAACTTCAGAGCCCAATTTGTTGGCAATGTGGAAAGGTTGCGTATACTGTGCATTGCCTCCAAATGCCCTAACAATCTTCTTGCGGCCGCTGTACAGCTCATTGTTAATTGACTTATACAAGTTAAGGAACTCTTGAGTAGATTCACCCAGCTCCAATGTTTTGCCCTCTGCTATGTTAGCTAAGTCCGGCAATTCGGTTATCTCAAGGTTGCGGTAGCGATTAGCTTGGTCAGGCGTGAGAAGCCCGAGCCGCTCAGCACGGTCAATGGCAATTGTGTTTCTCGTGGTAAGCATCTCGACTTCTTCTTCTCCAACTCGCTTAACTGTAGTCATCAGAGTGAAGTCATCGCCGATTTCGAAGCCCATCTTAGTTAACTTGGCAAACTTATTAAGTTGCACTTTCTCAACTTCGCCGAGCTTCTCACCAACTTGCTTTAGCGGTTGCAGTCGGTCAGTAAGATACTTATACATAGAATTGTTACTTAACTCTGTAAGCCGATTGACGGCTGCCATCGTAGTATCCCCAATGTAGTTATACATCTTACTGAACAGATTACCCAGTGCTCGCGGTAAATGGCTTCCTACAATGTCATCAACTTGCCGAACTTGGTCAACAAGAGGATTCTTCGTGAACATATCCGCGAGGCCTTTCAGGGCCGGATTTCCTTGACCGATGTCAATTAACTGCTGGCTGAAATTCGCGGCATTAGCTTCAGAGATGGCTCGAGCATTAAGCATCTGCTCATACTCATTAAGTTTAGCTGAGTCAACCTCAATGACCAACTTATCCTGTGGGGTTAAGTCAAGCTTGTTCCAGCCAGCATCTCTGAGGCCACTTGACTTAACATCTCGATTAAGCTGTCCCTTAAAAAGCCGGCTCACAAACTTGGACTGGTCAGTAACTTCATAGCCGAATTTTTGCACTTCGGCAACTAAGTCATCAGCCAGACCTAAGTCTAATTTACGCAACAGGTAATGCTTAGTAAATCTATCTGCCATAGTCCGGTAAGACTTCGGAGTGGCCAAAACCATCTTAGAGGCAATTTGCGGCTGATCTTCAATTAACTGTGTAAGTGCATTAGCGACCCACGGATTTTCGGGCGCCATTTTATCCATTGCTTCAATTATCTTCTTATTCACAAGCAAGCCCTCTTTGCTCACTTTACCCAGCTTCTCAGCATTAGCCTTAATTAAGTAAGCATAAGCTTCAGCGGTGTCAAAAGTCGGGGCAGTTACTCGAGGGTCAACAGTCAGAGTGTTAAGCAAGCCTTTTTTGCCAACACGATACTGCAAGAAACCAGAAGCATCTCTCGTGAAGTCACTTTTCTCGGCGTAGTCAATGAACCTCGGCTTGATTTGCGCGGCCGGAGTAACAGTGCCATCTTCATGAACCACAAAGTAGCTCTTCTGCGGATTTTTCTTAGCAAGGTCATTAACTTGGTTCAAGCTAATTGACTTCAAATTTTGGCCCTGCTTAGCAGGTTCATTTTTCAGCAAAGTCTTATAGTCCTTAATGCTGTCAGTAGCAGCTAGAAGCATCGGATTCTGGTCAGCTAAGTTACTCAGCACCAAAGCTTCGCGCGGATTTTTAGCCAGCTTCCCAAGTAACTGTTTACTCATTTGGTCGTTCATTGACTTCATTTGAGTCAATTCAGCTTTGGCATCAGAAAACAGCTTCGTGTCGATTTTGCCCTCAGCAAGTAAATTAGAAAGGTCAGCTGTAATAGCCTGCTCAACTTGAGCCAGCTGCCTACCAGATTCCTTAGCTGCAACAAAAGCAACCGAGTTATTAGAAACCTGTTCCCCGAAGGCGAAATTTGTGGTTGGCTTAATTGAAGCGCGCTGCTTGAACACTGAGTTAGCCTGGCGTGTAAGTTGATTAATTGTGTTTTTGGCTTGCCGCATCGTTGCGATGGTTTCAAAAGCGGTTCCACCAAGCAGCAATCCCCAAGACCACTTAGGCGACTCCTTATATACATTCAAGTATTCATCAACTGCTTTGCCATAAGAGTCTTCATAAGAAGCACCTAAGAATGCAAGTTCACCAACTCCAGCTCTGGTTGCGGCTTGGGCAACATTGCGGCTAAGTGGAATAGCTAATTGAGTTGCCACCTCACCAATGGGCTTAATGCCAATAGAAGCTAATGAACTGGCTTTCTCATAAGCGGCCCACTGGCTTTTATTCCCATACCAACCTGCTTTAATACCCATAGCTCGATTGGTAATTCCCATTGCGCCTCCAATTGACGCAAGGTTCCCAAGGAACCGCCCTGCGAAAAGTTGGGCCTCGTTGGCCTCGTCAGCCTGACCGGTAATTGCCTCGGTTATAGCTGCGTAACTCTCAGCATCATCGCGGCCATTAAGTCCGATGAAATCATAAGCTTGGTCAACTATATTGCGAAGTCCATGGAAATCACCTGATGCGCCGGTCGCTCTGCGGGCAGAGTTAATTAAGAAGTCCCCAATGTTAGCAGTAGCTTTAGGAGTATTCAGGGCCGCTAAGTAGCCGATTCCGGCAATTGACTTAGTAGTTTCAATTGCGCTCATATTTTCAGTTGCCACCTTTACACCAGCGACAGTTTCACCAAGGCCTTCACCGGCAGAGTAAGTTGCTTTAGCAACATCAACAACAGCTTCTCCGACCGCTTTTCCAGCTTTAGCTGCTAATTGAGTCGGTAAGCTAATTGCGTCAACTAAAGAGCCAGCGCCCTTAATTAACTTATCCATAAAGCCGCCCTCGGGTTCTTTTGCGGCACCATTCGTAGCTTGCTCACTTTTAACAATATCTTCCTGAACTTTAGCATCAATGACCGGAGCTAGCAGCTCGTCCATTTCAACTTCATCAGGCATAACAGTTTGAGCCAGACCATCAGGAGTTGACTCGTAGTTCACAAGTAAGTCTTCAATAGCTGCTTGCTGCTCAGCCTGAAGTTGGGCTTCATTAACTTCACTAACCTGCTTAGCGACTCGCTCTTGCTTGGGCATCGCATCGTCAATTATCTCTTCTTTGACAAATTGCAGCTCAAGCAACTCTTCTATTTCAGGCGGCAGAGCTTCATTCACGTTTGCCATTAGATGTACTCCTATTGTTAAGTTTACGAACAGACGCTGTTTGTCTGTTGCGGAACTGATTAATATTAGATGCTATTGTTGAAAGGTCATTAACAGCTGTCAAACTTTTAATCCCATAGCTACCTCTAGCATATTGAACTCGCTTAGCTTCAACAAACATATTGGTAATCTCAGGAGATTCCAACACTTCATTAACTATAGCATAAGTTTGCGACGTAATTACATTAATCTTCGCATACCTATCAGCTAAGAGCTTTAGCGCCTGAAGACCCGTAAGCGGATTTTTCAGCTGTCTGTTAATTGCCTCTTGCTGGTACAAGCTGACACCATTGAGCAAGGTGCCCAAATCAGGGTGCCCTTTTTCGGCTACTTCACCAAGGCGGCTAAGTGTAAAGTCAACGAACTCTTGTTCAATACCTTGAGTAAAGTTATTAGTCTTAGAAGCCGCATTCACAGACTCTTCATAGATTTTGTCGAAGTTAATCTGGTTGAGATAGGCATTCTGGATATCCTTAGCAAAGCCACCTACATTGTTTCTAATTAACATATCTGCCATAAGAACATCAGTTGGACTTTCACTGTTAAATGCTCTCTTATTTTGCTGAGCAAATACATCAGCAACAGTATTACGAATGTTGTCAGGTAACTTGTTAAACTCCGATATTACTCTACCTTGATAACTTAATCTAGCATCTCGCAGAATTTTGCCCTCAAGCGTAGCGGATTCATCAAACGGTACAGATTCATTTGCGGTTTCAAGGAAGTAATCAGCAGCTATGTTATTGTTCTGCGGAGTTAATACGCCACCATTGTTAATTGCCGCATCAAACACTTTCTGAGTTACTGGACTCAAGGTGCTTCTAATTTCCTTAAAACCTTCATCTGCTTCTTTATTAGCTGTCACCCAGCTTTCTTTAAGTACCACAGGGTCACCAACTTTAAGGGCTTCTTCACCAGCATTAGCGGCAGCTTTAGCCGCAGTAAACTTAGGTTGCGTTGCGTATTCGCCACCGTTAAATTGACTTGCCAAGTCAATCCGCTGTCTATTAGAATCCCTGTAAATGTTATAATGCGGTTGCCAAGCTTCAGCTACTTTAGTTCCGCCGCCACCACTACCACTAGCTTTGACCTTCTGCCCCGCTCTATAGACATCAGTTAAAAGGTCAGCTGTATTAGGTGTTGAAACACTAGAGCTAATTGTCTCTCTTTGTTCCATAAACTGCTTCTGCAAATTTGCAGCCCGCTGCTCATCAAAGGGGTTAGTCCCAGTGGCCAGCATCATACGGGCGGTGTAATTAAGGTCTTTCTGCTCTTTCTGCTTACTTAACTCGTTAAGTTGATTGTCCACTCTGGCAAGGTCTTGCTGATACTCAATGTCACCGGTGGCTAAGAATGGCAAGAGTACCTTGAGCGACCCTGGGATTTTAGAGCTAATTGAGTTATCATACTCCTTGCGGATTTCATCTTTACGGTTAAGTAACTGCAAGGCCATTTCACTGGTATCAATGTCATCTTGAAGCTTAGCTCTATTAAGCGCTTCTTGATGAGTGCTGTTAATTGAGTTGGCTTGGTCAATGTACTCCTGGGCCAAAGCGGCGCCTACTGGAGATTGGGCGGCATCAAGTTCCTTGAACGTGTTTTGCGGCTTCGAGCTACTCCACGAATAAGGAACTTTCTCGTGCTCAACAATATAATTAACCAAGGCCTCTTCTGTCAACGGATTTAATTTACTGTTATTTTCAGCCATAACTTAATCTCCTTCAAATTAGAAAAGGCCACCTGGGCTAAATTGGCCCTTAATACCACCAGACAATTTATAAGCTTTTTTACTCGTGGTGCTGGTTCCTTGCGACTTAGTTTCAGCACCTTTCAAGACGTTAAGCAGGCTGTTAAGAGCTTCCAAGCTAATTGACTCATCCTGAGCCAGAGAGTTAAGCAGCACCTGGCTCGCATTAAGTTGCTGATTACCGGCTTGAGCTTCGAGTTCAGCACGTTTTCCTGCTAATTGAGTCGCAGCATTAGTAACGGCCTCGTCGTAGAAAGCCTGCACAAGTGAGTTGTCAGCGGCACCAACAGACCTAGCTAAGTCCTGATAGCTCTGGCCGAGTGCTTCGTCCGACTGTTGCTTAGCGGCGGCCATAATAGCATCTACATCAATATTGCCGCCTTCGGCAAGTTGACCCAAAGTGTCATAAGCTCCGGTGGCCCGAGGGTCTTCAGTGTTAATTAGGTCACTATAAGCGTCAAGGTTATCCAAGGCCGCTTCATTGAGAGCGTCAAGTAACTCGGACCTAAATTGTGTAGTATATGAACTTTCCTGCGTCTTAGACTTTTCTTTAGAATAAGAGCCAGAAAGCTTACTGGTTAATCCGGTCATACCAAACATTTAATTATCTCCTTTCATCTTAATTAACTTTCTTCAAAATTGGCCGCTCGTTGCACAAGCCATAGGCGCGTTCTAGAAATGCCGTCCATTGAACAAGGTCGCCATTGGTCTTAATTGACGGTCGAACGAGCTGGGCGCATTGAACTTTCTGTACAATTACCCGCTCAGTCGAGCAAGCACTCAGCAGGCACAGGGCTGCTATAATAATCAGCGCAACTGTTATTGCTGCTGTTAATTTCATTAAAACGCTTATTAACTTCAACAGAAGCTTGAGTGATTTTATCATCTATTTGCTCCTTAACTTTTATAAGTTCATTAACTTCAGTTTTCGCCCTAGCATATCCAGCGGCTTCGCGGCGTTCTGCATACCAAATTGACATCATCAAGCCAATTAGCTGCAGGGTCAAAAAAGCGCCTATGAGCTTAATGCTTCCCATCGCACTTGTCCTTTTCTGATATCTTAATGTGGTCGGTGCCGGCATCAAACGAGATGCTTACATCTTTATACTTAATTGAGTACAGCTTAGAAAGCGCCTGACTTATGTGCTCACCAAGCAGAAAGAGTCCAGAAACGCATGAAGCCCAAATTATGATATAGGCAATCAATTTAGTTTCCATGTGCGGCTCGTGTAAAGTAACTAGATACACAACAGTAGCACACGGGATTACTGTAATTATCCACTTCCTTGAGATGAACCTAAAAGCCAGCTCTCGCTTGTTGCATTGCATCTTAAGTAACCACGAGGTGATAAATGGCACGAATGTACTCAGCAAGATAATTGCTATCAATGCTAAGCAAGGCATTATTTCAAAGTCTATCAGCATTGTAAATTCCTTTCTTAATTAGCTTCTCTCATAATAATTGTACCAATAATTCGTGTAAATGTCAACTTGCCGCTTCAGCTACACTACAACAGTTAATGCAACACAGAACCAAAGTAAGCCGCCCCAAACCCACTCACCTAAGTTCCAAGCGTTTTTGCCTTCATCACAATTAAGTGCTTGGCAGACCATTGTGGCAATTAGGTATGCGGGGCCCATTAACAGCCCAGACAGCATTAGGGGTATGGAGTATAAGGGTAAGCCAATTAAGAACGTCCAGACAAGGCCACGTAGGCAGAGGCCGCAAAACCCGTAGACTCTCGGTGAACTTATATTCTCAATTAACTCATCTATGGCTGCGCACTCACTTCGAGAGCTCTGCTTCCCAGTAGTCAATTCACCTATGTAGGTGCCCCAGCCACAAATCTGCTGGCCGAGGTACATAGCAAGGCAATTGAGTATTGCATAGGTAAGCGGGCTTACAGCTTCAGGGCAGTAGCTTGAGGCGAAATTCGCCATAGTTAAGCCATACGTGAGTGGCTGCCAGAGTTTATTAAGTGGCAACTCGCCTAACCCAGGTAGCTCAAGGCCGCCCCGAATCCGGTTAACTAAAGCCCCGTATAGGGTTAGAATGATAATTGAGCGTATAGTGTTAATCATCTTTAATCCTCCTAATCTTTCTTCATTAAATCATACATGCTAACGCGACAGATTTTTGATCCTAAGACAATCTTATTCTCAGCCATATTTCGGCTCATCCGTTCATTAGGGTTGTTAATTTGCACGAAGTAAACATAATTGCGGAAGAAGCCAATGACAGCCCATTTACTTGAACCGTTAAAAATCGGCTTAAATTCCTTATATACATTACTGCCAGGAATTCCGGAGTAGGTAAATTGTATCAACCTAATTGAGTAATCAGCTCTCTGAACAATTAGGTAATTAGCCATTGAATGCAATGAAATAACTTTATTATTATTGTCCGCTACAGCTATGCCTGTATTAGTAAAGCTAAGCCTGTTGTTTGGTATGGTTTTTCCTCCTTGAGGCTGAAAATTGTAATCTAAGATAAGTAACGTATGCGGCGCATCGGTGTTGGTTCTTAGCACCGCTAAGAATCTATCATAAGGTGCCGAGTTGTTCATAGCCCAAGGGGCGTAAATTGAGATTTTCTGTCCATTAGTCGAGTCCCAAAAAGTCTGGTTAGTTGACATTATACCGTCAATGTTCTGCTCAGATGTTTGCGCACTCCAACATACTTTAGCATAGCTAAGTGAATCACCGTAAAAATTTGCCACTTGGCTATACGTAAACATATCAACCATAATGCAAAATGCGCCATACAAGCCATTAACATAATGATAAGAGCAACTCCATGGAGTTGCTTTATCAAATTTCGACGCACTTCCTCGATGTAGATATAACTTAATTGCTGTTTTTTGCGATACCCAATTTCCTCCAGTCGAATAAGAACCACCAGATTTAAGCCCGTTGTTTTCACTTAATTGAGATTCTGCACCGGGAGCTCCATTAACTCTGCTTGCAATAACACCCATCATTGACGTGTTGTTTCTAAAGGGGCCGTAAATTTGGCTACTGCCTGAAAAGCCAGAAACTCCACTTATGTATGCTCGCTTCATTAAGACCCAATTCTCAGGGTTGGCCGAAGCATCTCTGGCGGTTCGCAAGTTAATCTGATTGAGGCCTGAATCAGCGTAATAAGTAGATGCGTACCAATGCTTCTGTGCAGGTTCATAAACAGGACCAAACATCATGGGTGTGTTATCGTTTATAGTTACAGGACTGTTGCTTGAAGTGAAAGTTAATTGACTATCAAGATAATTAAAGTTACTTATCATTTCAACACTGTCAATAGCTTCTTCATCATTACTTGAATTAGCAGTAAATCCAGTACCTTTGAATCTAATCATATTTCTAAATTGAACCAGCCCAGCTGGTAATATTTCATTTAGAGCACCACTCAAGTAATAATTCTGTCTACAATTATATATACTTTGCCCAGTACTTAGGAATCTTCCACGAAGCCTATCCTCATACATTTGCATATAAGGATTGTAAATTGACCGCCCTGCGTGGTCAGCATTATATTCACTTGTCATCTGAGGTTCATCTGGGTAAGTCAAAGTAAGCCCATTGAACCATTCAAGAGGGACTAAATTCGAGGCCCCTTTTCCAAGGGGCCTTAATGAAGTTCTTATCACCATTAACTTATTCCTCCTAATTTACGCCGTGGTGTCATATTCGGCTTCGATATTAGCTATCCATTGAGGCTCGTAGCCCGGAAGTGCCGCCGTTGAATTATACCTAAGTGAACGCCGCAAGGCAATTAACTTATATGGAGCACTCGACTCTTGGAATACACCATCAGAATTATCAATCCAGTAAGGTGTTATAGCTGAGCCATTAACTGTAAATTCGACGCCAGTTACCAACGAGCCGTAGCTTGAGTCAGAGCAGTCAATTAGCAGCTCAAAAGTAATTACCGCATCATCCGGAATGCCAGCCGGAACTGTGATAGCAACTGGCAATTTAGCACTGCTGTTCATATGAGTTACTCGAATCGTATAGTGCTTAATCTGGTTATCAAGAGTAACCGCAGCACTATCAACAGCGCTAATTTGAGAGTTCCTTGACATCACTTTCTCGGTTGCGGCGCAGAGCATATTGGCCGTAAATGTACTTCCAGAAGTCCATTCAGATGTTGCCATAGCAAGCGAGCCATTGGAGTCGATTAGAGGCCACTTAGTTGAATCTGACAAAGTGTACTCAGAATAATCATCTCCTGGGTTCTTAGCCGCTACTTCAATCTGACCGCTAAATGTACTTCCAATCCCAAGTGAGCCAGTTGCAACAGCAATGTAAGGTGCTGATAAGCGGGAAGTAAAGTAAGCCGAACTTAATGCGTTACCAGATGAAGCCATATCCCAAGAATCATATTGAATATTTCCGTTAAGGATAGACTTAATTCTGTACATATATAATCCACGGTTAATTGTACCGTTATTCGGCAGAGTTACTTGACCGCTGTCAGCAAAAATCCACCCACCAACTTCTGGTGTTAATCCCGAGAATAGGGCCGAAAATTCCTCAACAGTGTTTGGTACGTCATTAAAATCACTTAGTACGCCATAAATGGTTTGGTTAATCGTGATATTCTGTGAATTACTGACTTCAGCAACATTAGCCATCTGGCAGATAGTTAAGTCAGCAGAGCACACAATGAACTGGTCGAGGTAAATTGCGCGGCTGCTTAACTGGCTTAGGTTCCAATTAAGGTCTTTCAAGCCAAGCTCCGCTTCTTGCACAGAGGTAAACAGCTGGCTTTCGTCAGAAACCTGCTGAAGCAGCAAGAGGATTTGGCCAGTTTCAATTAACACCAACCGAAATACCACAAATTTACTCGTGCCGTTACTTGAGTCAAGCAGAGTTTTCGCGCTCGTTGTTGTATTGTAATAATAGGGTTGAATATTCGGTTGAGCAGTTTCGCCATCATGGTCATAATTAGGGTAGTAATATTTGAAGTTAATTGACGACATAGCCGGAAACAGCTTACGGTCAGGCCGCTGTGAATTACCGGCGTAGTTGATGCCTTCCTTAATTAAGTCGAAACTTTGGCAACTCAAGCCCTTGGCCGCATCCGAAGAAGTTACTTGAGCGGCGAAGTTAACTACCATTATAGGGTGGTCGCGGCCAAATGTACTTGAATCAGCCAAAAACGGCCGCACTGAAAGTTCCGAGGCCGTTAAGTCGCCATCTGCATTAACATAGATGTTGCACAGTGCTAAGTAGATGTCATAATCTGATGTGCTTATTTCTCCAATGCCACTTTCATTAAGTCCAACATAAACAACTTGGCCTGCATATTTGGGCCCAATTGTGATAGTTTCTTCCTGATGTTGCACCAAATCCGTGCCGTCAAACCACTGGAAGGACTTAAGTAAGATGGTATTAGTCGAGCTAACCGTGGCAATATCGGCCGTATAGGGTTTGGTCAGCCCAATTAACAAGTCCTTCTTTTTCGGCAATGCAGCTGCATTTGCACCAGACTCTGCGGTAACAGATGACAGCTGGTCTTCAAGTTCCTGAAGTTCATCTGCTACTTTACTTCTAACTGCATCGGCCGCCACGTTATTCATATCAGCACGAGCCAAGTCAATTCTAGTGCTGTTCAAGTAAACGCTAAGCGTCTGGCCGGTTTCGGTGCTGATTTCACGGTCGTTGTAATCAACACCATCTCCAGTAACATTAGCAATTTGTAAAACGCCCTTGCTCATTTTCTATCCTTTCGTCAATTAAGTTTAATAAATCCGCATCCGCATAAAGTTGCTGAAGCTACTCTGGTTGTAGCCCCAAACTACACAATTATCTCTGTAGGCCAAACCATTCTTATTAAACCGCACGCGGTAATTAGCAGGAATGATGAATTGGCCGCTCGAGCAACCAGAGCTGCTTCCGGTGAAGTGGCCGTAAAACAGATGGTTTTCTAATTGAGTGCCATTTGGGCTAGAGATAATTATGTTGGCTGTTGAACCACCTGGCCCTGCAGCAGTGGCACTAATGAAGACTGGCTGACTCCACGATTTGTTACTTGTGAACAGCGACCCGTTGTATAGCTCTGAGGAGTAATTCGGGGCGCCGTTTGACGAGGTAGACCTAATTAACGGTCGAACACAAGTCGAAGCCCCTTTGTCCCAAATAAAGTAACTTCCTTTAATAGTACCATTGTTAGTTGAGCTGTGAGTCTTAGTAGCTATTCCTTTAGTTCCTCCAGAATCTAAGTAAAGCTGCATCTGGGCTTTAAGTGGGTTCATCATAGAAGTGAGGGTCGTAGTGCCGCCATCGCAGGTTACGACTCCATTGCCTTCCAAGTACTTAAGCGACTCAAAAGCAGTCCACATGGGTTGCTGAGAATTTCCACTCGAGTAATCTCCCTGGAAAGTATCTTTGAAGCAAGCGGCAGTGTAATTACCAATGTAGACGGAGCCAGCTCCGGTAATGAAGTCAGTGCCACTAACGGTTCCATCTACAATGAGTTTGCAGCCTTCTTCAATTGTCAAGGTGTACGCACTAGAGCCAATTAAGTTGAAACAGTGCAAAACGGCTCCACCTGACAGCGTCACATTACCAACCATATTGAATGTGGCATAAGGTGCTTCGACCCGTTTTCCAGCGAAGCTACTTAGGTTGGCATTTGAAGCATCTTGGCAAAAAATGAACCCACTTGAGTCAGCTGCTGCAGCGCCGCCCAGTGACACCTTTGCTAATTGAGGGTTATTTCCAGCCAGCACATCGTTGCCGCCTTCGCTGATGAAAGTTCCTTCATAGGTGTTTAAGGCCAACTTAGTTACAGGAATATTCTCAAGCTGGTTGATAATATCAGATGAAGCTACGTTGCTAAAATCGGCCCGAGCAAGCCAATGGCCTCCTGGAGTGGCGCCATCGTGAATTGCCACTGTCCAGTTTCGAGTGTCAACGAAGAACTCTCGAGGGTTATAAACTGCATTGATTTCTTCCAAGTTACCGGAGCCCAACTGCGAAATTCGGCCTTGGTAATCACTATTAGGTAATCTATCTGTCATAAATAAGACCTCCCTTAAATAAGTTAAATTGTATTCCTGTTATCTCACAAAAGCCTTTTACAGCATAATTGAGCATATGGTAAATGCCGGTGTTATAGATGTTTCCTACAAGACGACGCCCAACGAAGTATTTGTCCTCAATTGACACCTTGTGATGAGGCAAATTGCCGTAGGCGTCAGTTGAAGATGTCAAGGTAATTGACACATCATAGCCCATTGAAATGTTCTGGTTCCACTCGAAATCAGGTTCCTGGGTGACGGCACAATCAAGCTGGGGCGCTTGAAGCTGGCAGTCCCAAATGAACTCCTTTCTGTTACTTGACATGTTGGTGTCAATTCGGGTTATAACCGTAGTGCACTCGATGGGGATTTCTGGCGCGAAGCTAATTGAATTAAACTCAAAAAACGCATCCACTTTGTCAATGCGCTTAGCTTGCTGATAGACATCTGTTTCAAAGCCGCAACTTAATTCAAAGCCGCTACTCCATGTATTGTCATAATCATTCAAGTCAACATCAAAGGTGCTGTCATTTAGATCTTCATTAAGTAAGCTGTCATTCAGGTCTTCATCGAATACTGCTGGTAATGGCGGCTTGAAGCCACTAAATGTTGGCTCGAGTTTATCAACTAAATGCGTTATGACTGCATCAGCGAGCGGCAATTCTGCATAGAGGTTAATTGAGGTGCACATCGTATCCGGTTGCTCAGCTGACAAGCTTCCAATTGACTCAACGTGCAACCTGTTGCCGTAGTAGCTTATTTCATTAAACTCTGTATTGTAGGCACTGCGGTACTCGAAGTTCCAGAAGTGCTGGAAGTTAATGAAGTTGAAACCACGCACAGCAGTTAATGAGTGCTGCACCTTGAAAACGCGCCCGAGTAGCAGGTCAATGCCAAGTATGTTTCCGTAGTAATTAACAACGAGATAGCGAGTTTCCAGCAAGTCAAGGTATTCGATGTCGATGCCGATTGAGTTGAAATAGTCAATTAACATCTCATTTACGACCTTGAACCCACCGGAACCCAAAGAGCCCAAATCTTCGTAGCTGTAAAGGTTCTTGTCAGAGTCAATGAAGTATACAATACCAAAGGTGCTAGTTAAGCAGCAATCTCTATTAAGAATCCGATGCTTACTAACTTCCTTGAAATTGTAAACCAAAGCCGTGTTTAGCTCGGTGGCGCTAATTACATTATCCGATGTGAACACCAGAAAGCCGTTTTTCTTCTTAGCCAAGGCAATTCCCTTGCCAGTGCTAAGTGAGTCCAAACTCTGAAAACCGGCTCCAGTGGTTGTACTCGGCTGGAAATCATCTCCATTACCAACGGCACTCCAAGCTATGACATCGTCGCTCAAGGCAATTAACCTATTATTCGTAGCACAGATGAACTTGGTGCTCTGAGGGAATCCCGTAGGGCTGATTTGCTGAATAGAGTTAATTAAATGGTCATACTTAAACAGCACTTGGTCACAAAGGATATAGTAATAGGAGCCAATGTAGTCCACGCTTACATTTTCGGCATCGCTGCTAAGCATCAACAACACAGTTCCATCGCCCGTATCGGCTGAGTACCTGTAAATGTACTTGTTTGTGATAATTAATTTACCAGCATCATCCTGTAAATCAACTACCTTTTTCAGCTCGACGTTCCTTGAGTACGGCATAAAAAACAGCGGCTTGTAGCCGAGGCCAGTTGAGTAGCCATTGTATGTCGGGATAATGTTCGAGCCGTCTGTTATGTTAAGTTGATTGCCTTCTACCCTATCATAGGTTATATTAGGATTGAATATCAATAAGTTCTTATTAACTATCGAAACCATATTGTGGCCTCCTTGAGTTACAAGCAGTAGAACTTATAGTATCCTGTAAAGTCTACCGTCTTTGTGATTACATTAGCTAATTTAGCACTGACACTAAGCAAGTTGCCCTCTTGGTCAACCATATAATAGCAGTTGTACTGGCAGTCGCCGCCGGAAACTGCGAAAGTTAATTGACGAGTCTTAATAGACCACGCCAGTGACTCATCTTGTAGCACGTCCCAATCTGTGGTGGAAGGTACTGTGAGGGTTACTGGAGTATAGTTAGTTGACTCAACAATGTCGCTTAACTCAGTCGTCTTGTCAAAGGCCTCGGATATCTGGCCTAACTTAATTGTGACTGAGGTAATAGCACGCTGTCCCTTAAACATAGCTTTAAGCACTTCTTCCTCGAGTGTGCCACTTACCATATTAGGTGCTGTAGCGTCATCAAAAACATAAGTACCTCCGAATAGTTTCTTACGACCGCCTTTCTTGCTGCCGCACTTACTTTTCTCTGCTGAAAATTCCATCTTAATTAACCTCCATTCTGATTAACGCCCGCAGCTTCTTCGAGGGCTTGAAGCCGCTCTTCAATTATCTGCAGGTTATAATTAAGTTGCTCTATTAAATCATTGCTCTCTTCCTCATAGAGAGGTAATTGGAGCGTTTTTACATCAGCCATCTCAATTACCTCCTCTCTAATACCCAAAGTTAGCGTAGCGCTCGTTCTGAACAAGTACAGCAAACAGCTGGTTGAACTCGGCGAATTCACGCTTGAAACGTTCGGAGTCGTCAAGTAAGCCATACAACTTACTTAGCGTTCCAGAAATTACCACGTCCTTGTAATCCCTGAGCAGCCAGTTTCCGTAGGCCGCCAATTCTTCTTCGCGTTCATTAACTTCTTCTAAGTTAAGCACCTTCCATTCGTCGCTTTGGGCATCTTCTCTGACTAGCCACTCATTAGATGACCAGTCGTATTTAACCAGTCGCTCAGCTTCTGGGATATATTCGAACTTCTTTGGGAAGCTGTAATATGTTATCTCAATTGACGTCGGCTCTTCATTAACAAGAATATCGTAAACGCCCCCGCCGAAGACAAAGACATACTTCTCGCCCACTTTGTACCAGTAGTTGTTAAGCGAGTTCTGCCCAACACTAGGCTGATTGTTTGGCGGGTATAATCCAAGCGGCTTGTAGCAGACAGAGTTAATTAACCTCACATCTGGATTGCGCCTCCATACCCACTTTGCAGCACTCTGCATTTCCAAGTTAGGCATGTCAGGTGTCAATTCAAGTTGCTTCAAATCGCTTTGGAAATACTGCTTACTGTGAATCCTTGAGATAATTCCCTGAGCCAATTTAACAACAATGTCTTTCATATCAATTCTATTTGACAGCTGGCAGACATCGTCCACAATTTGACTAAACATCTCAATTACCTTTCATACGAAAAAAGCCCCAAGGCGTTTCTGCCTCAGGGCTTTTAATTACCTTTGTTACTTAACAGACGGCAACGGATTCGAGCCCTTAACTAAGTTATTAAAGTTAAATGACTGCGCCGAGCCCACATTGCCAGTGCCAAGTTCATTGCCTTCATCATGTCCCTTGGCCGCTTCCTCATCTGCCTGCTGCTTTTCAGCGTCAGACTTAATTGCCTCAACAGAAGCAAATTTAGAAAGCTCCTTGGAAAACGGCCCGACTTCTTCGTCTGTTTCCAGCTCAATGAAGCCAATGCCATTTTCCAACTTAATGTGCCCTTTGGAGGTAATGAGGCTTCGCAGGTTCTTATTATAGACTCTAATTACGCACTGCATATAAGCACCTCCTAATTGAAAATTATTCCAAGTAGATGTTACTCAGAACACCACCCGTATTTTCATCCGCATACTCAAGGGTGAGCTCAGAGGTAATTACGTTGGCCTGACCGTCCATACCTACCGGAGTCGCGTCCTTGATTTCGGCGTCGGTCATATAACCAATCTTAATCAAGCCCGGGTGGTAAACCAGCATCGATTTGTTAAGCGACTCAGTCTGGCTGAACAGCGGGTGAGCAAGAATCTTAACTTCCTGCATTCCAGGCAACTGAAGCGCATAAACGTCGAGGCCATATACTTTAGTCGCAGTCCCAATCGGGTAATACGAGCTGCCAGCATCTCTAATGAGTTTATTAAGAATATAAAGTACATTGAGAGAAGTCATAACGACGCGTTCATTAGGAACACCCTCGGGGCAGGTCTCGAAGTTACCGTACAGCCATTCCTGAATTGAGTCCAGAGTTGCAGCAGCGGCCAATGCAGTGTTGTTTTTAACAATGCTCATCAAGCCGTCCATCGTACTCAGCACTTCAGAGCCATCAACCTGATTAAGAGATTTACGGCCAAGCAGCAAAGCCATCTCGATGTCCTGTGCGTGCATTGACACGGCATCTTCTTTATTCTCCGTTGCCTTGTTTCCAGTAATGAACTTAATGTACTCAGCTGTGCGAGTCGTGCCCCAGCCATTACGGAAAATCTGGCTGTAATTCATACGGGGAACGCCACGGCGGTACTTAGGATTCGGTGCCAATGAACCTTCTTTTTTGGCAGTACCCAAGTAAAGCAGTTCGTCATTCTGAGTTACTGCGGCTGCCGTCGATTCAGCAAAGCCACGAACGACAGTCAGGGTGTTACCGGACACGGCGCTAACGAACATATATTCATTAGTCTTGGTGTTCATAATCACCGAAGACGGTTCAACCACAGCACCTTTATCTACTGTGATGGAAGTTGCTGTGTTGTTTGCCGCAGCCGAGGCAATTAACTTCGAGCTATACGGCTGCTTCATGAACCAGTAGTGGATTTTGGAAGTCAGCTGAAACTGAGCGGAACCCGAACTCAATGCGAATATCGGGGCAGTACCGGCCAGCTGAGACCGGAACAATTTACTATTGAAGCTATCAAGCCGCTCAGCATTGATACCTCCTTGAGATGAAAAGATTCCTGGAATCATCTATTTACTCCTTTGTTAAATTTACTTACTAATCAACAAGTTACCGAAGAGGCCATCAAGGTCTTTACGATGCTTGTCAGCTGCTTTTTCCTCAGCGCCTTTACTTGATAGCTTGTTACTGAAGTCCTGCAAAAAGGTCTTAGTTGCTTCAGTTGCCTCGTCAAGCGACTTACCCTGCTGCAAAAACCCTTTCATTACCTGAGTAATAATCGGGGCGGCACTTGGGTCTTTCATCAATGGAATCTCCCGAGTGGCCTTGTCTAATTGACTCCTGCTTGAAACGGCCGCCTGAATCCTGTTGCTGACATTGCTGTCATAAGCATTAAGGCGGTTTTCAATGGCTTTGTCAATTA